CGTCCCCGTGGGGCACGGTGTCCTCCAGCGGGGCGTCCTCCGTTCCCTTGGCGCGGGCGCGGTTCAGGGCGGCGTTGCGGGTCAGGGCGGTCAGCCAGCCGTTCAGGCTGCCCTTTGCCCCGTCGAAGCTCCCCGCCCCCTGCCAGATGCGCAGGGATATGTCCGCCAGGCACTCCTCCCTGTCCCGCTCATCCGGGAGGATGGGACGCAGGATATAGAGGAACAGCGGCGTGAAACGCCGCAGCAGCGCCTGTAGGGCTGCCTCGTCACCGCCGGCGATGCTCGCCATCAGTTGTCTGTCGTCCACGCGCTCCCTCCTCCCTGTGGTTTCTTCTGTATGATACACTATTTTACCAGAAATCCCACGGAGAAACAGCATAAAAAACAAGACCGGCGACGCCGGTCTTGTTTTTTATCACACAATTACTCAGTCACGAAGGGCAGCAGGGCGATCTGACGAGCGCGCTTGATGGCCTCGGTGAGCTGGCGCTGATGCATAGCGCAGGTGCCGGTGGTACGGCGGGGCAGGATCTTGGAGCGCTCGGAGATGAAGCGGCGCAGCTTAGCGGCGTCCTTGTAATCGATGCACTCGCACTTGTCCACGCAGAACTGGCAAACCTTCTTGCGGCGCTTGCCGGCACCGCGAACGGGTCTATTTTCGCGTTCCATAGCCATGGAAGTTTCCTCCTTTATAAAATGTCATGTGCCGGGGGCACATCAGAACGGCAGGTCGCCGTCCTCTTCATCGATCTCGGAAAATCCGGAGCCGCCCACGGGCGCAGCGTAGCCGCCGGCAGGGGCGGAGTAGCCGCCGTTATTGCCGCCGTAGCTGTTGTTGGCGTAATTGCCGCCGCTGCTGCCGTCGCTGTCGCGGCGGGAGTCGCCGAAGTAGACATTGTCGGCCACGACCTCGGCGCTGCGGCGGTTGTTGCCCTCCTTGTCCTGCCAGGCGCGGATCTGGAGCCGGCCCTCTACCACGGCCATACGGCCCTTAGTAAAGTACTTGGCCACGAACTCCGCGGTGGCACGCCAGGCGACCACATCGATGAAGTCCGTCTCCTTCTCGCCGGACTGTGTCTTGTAATCACGATCCACAGCCAGAGAGAAGCTGGTGACGGGGGTACCGGACTGCGTACGGCGCAGCTCCGGGTCACGGGTCAGGCGACCCATGATAAAGATCTTGTTCAGCATTGCTGTACTCCCTTACTCGCCCTTGCAGACGATCATGGAACGCATGATACCCTCGGTAATGCCCAGGATACGATCCAGCTCCTTGGGGAATTCCGGGCCGCTGGTGAAGCTCATCAGCACATAATAGCCCTCGGTCTTGTAGTCGATCGCGTAAGCCAGGCGACGCTTGCCCCACTCATCGACTACCACGTCGGTCGCGTTCTGCTCTGCCAGGGACTGGAACTTTGCCACGGTGGCGGCAACAGCCTCCTCACCCTGTGCAGGGTCGATGATGTAAACGACCTCGTAGTTGGCGGAAATCTTAGCCATACTTTTGCACCTCCTTTTGGACAAATGGCCCTCATTCTCAGATGAGAGCAAGGATATGCTTGCAGACGCAAGCCATATTATTATACCGGAAGCACGGCAAAAGTCAAGATATTTTTGCGATTTTGGTACTTTTGAAAAAGTCAAGCAAAAAATGCCGTGCTTTTTCAACAAACTATTCTGCGTTATTTTGTGCATTTTGGGCAGCACGAAAAGGCCACCCGCCAAAGTCCCGCCGGTAGCCTATGCTTTATCGTGTTATTTCCGTGCTATTTTCGTGTGTTATGCGTGCGTTTTTCTCTTAAATATGAACGAGCGGGAGCAGCACGCCCTCCGCCGCCATCCACTCGGCCAGCGCCGTGTTCGCACAGCGCCCGCCTAAAACCATCCTTGGGTAGTTGTTCATCCAGATTTGGATTTGCTCGATCTCCGCCTGTGATACCTCGGAGAGCTTCGTCCCCTTCGGGAGCCACCGCCGAATAAGGCTGTTCGCGTTCTCGTTGCTGCCGCGCTCGAAGGCGCTGTACGGATGGCAATAGTATATGTGCGTCCGCGCCCGCTTTGTCAGGCATGACCGCTCCATGCCCTCGCAGTCTGCGAACTCGCTGCCATTGTCCACGGTGATCGTGCGGAATATCCGACGGAACAGCCGCGACCCCAGCTTCCTTTCCAGCCTGTCCAGCGACCGGACGACGCTCTGAGTAGTGCCGTCCGGCATTTTTATGATGATCTCCTGGCGGAACATCCGCTCCGTCAGCACCAGGAGCCGGGCCGCGTCCTTCTTGCAGGATACCACCGTGTCCATCTCCCAGTCTCCGGGCATCGCTCGTTCCGCGATTTCCTCCGGGCGGTCTTCGATGCTGTCGCCCTGTGGAAGGTGCGCGGCCCGGACCTTCCGATACCCCTTGTTTTTCTTCTTCCCCTTGCGCGGCAGGCTCTTGTTCGTCACGCCCAGGAACACGCCCTTGGTGATGTAGGAATACAGCGTCCACTTGGAGAGCGTCACGGAGAAGGTCAGCCGCTCCTCCTTGATCTTCAACAGGACCGCCTCCGGCGAATACCGTTCCTCCACGATCTTCTGCTCGATGTATGCCGCCAGCTTGTAGTCGTTGCCCAGTTTCAGCGCCGGACCCTTGGCCGCGAGGTTGGCCCGGTACTTGTTCTCCGCCACGTCCGGGCAGTAGATTTCCCGGTCGATCAGCTCCGTCGTGCGCTGGGCTGTCTTTCCGCGCTTGATCTCCCGGTAGATGGTGGTGCTGTCCACGTGCAGCGCCGCCGCGATCTCCTTTACCTTGTGGCCTTCCTTCAACATTCTTTCAATTTTCAGCCGGTCCTTCCACCGCAGATGGGAAAATCTCCGTCCTTTTTCGCTGCTCATTGTGGGCACTCCCTTCTTTTTTCGGGGATAATAACCCATAAAAGCGCAGAATGTCAAGCGCTCAGAGCGCCGCAAAAAGAAATGCCGTAGGCTTTAAGCCTACGGCATAATTATTTTTCTTCCTCGTCCATCAACCAGTCCGAGGTGACGCCCAGCACCTCCGCCAGGGCGCGCAGCTCGTAGTCCTGCACCATGCGGCTCCCACTTTCGATGCGGCTTATGGCGTCCTGTTCCAGGATAACGCCCGTGGTCTGCACCTTCGCCGCCAAGTCCGCCTGTGTCATACGCTTCTTCGTTCTCATTTGCCGGACCCGCTCGCCAGATACATTTCGCCGTCCGTCCAGATTGATGATCTTCAAGTGTTCGCCTCTCCTCGCTATGTGATATTCCCATATTTTATTTGACTTTACCATATTCTCTGATATTCTTATGGTAATATCCCATAAATGCGCAAAAATATAAAAAATGTGGAGGGGAGAACATGGGCCTATTCTCATTTCGTAAGCCCCCGGCGCGTGTCAACAGCTCCGGCAGCGTCCCACACACCGCCGATCTGCTGTATCCCGCCGTGCTTCCGGCCTTTTCAGAGATCGCGGCAGACGAGCACCGCGACCCCAGGGCGGTTTTCTACACCATCCGTTTCATGGACCCACAGCGCTCACGCCCATTCACGCCGGATGTGCTGGACGCCTCAGACTTCGGCAGTAAGGCAGAGGTCCGGCGCGTTCTGGTCCGACGCGGCTTCGTGCAGAACGCGGACGCAGGGCAGACGCTTTCCGTGCTCTACACGAAGGACGCCATGAAGGAGCTTCTGCGCAAGCGCGGCCTTTCGGTCGGCGGCACCAAGGAGCAGCAGGCCGCCCGGCTTCTGGCCGACGGCTT